GTACAATAGGAGATATTTATAATATAAGTGGATTAAATGTCGCGTTACCTAAAACTCCAATTCTTAAATCCAATCTCAGTAATGAAAATCAAACATGGTCAAACGAAAAACTACCTAAAGAATTAAGTAGAGTTCAAAGTATTTTTCAGTGGCACGAAACATCTGCTACATTTAAATCTAAATGGGTTGATTACATAGAACAAGAGTTTGATAGAAGAGAGCAAGGACATTGGTTTTTAAACAATGGAATTACCACATATTTGACGGGAACACATTACATGTATTTGCAATGGACTAAAATTGACATAGGTAATCCAGATTTTAGAGAAGCAAATCGAATATTTTATTTGTTTTGGGAAGCCTGTAAGTTAGACAAAAGAAGTTTTGGAATGTGTTATTTAAAAATTAGACGTTCTGGCTTTTCATTTATGGCTTCGTGTGAAGGAGTAAACAAAGCTACTATATCTAAAGATTCACGTATAGGTATACTCTCTAAAACTGGAGCTGATGCAAAAAAAATGTTTACAGATAAGGTTGTCCCAATATCAAATAATTATCCTTTCTTTTTTAAACCTATTCAAGATGGTATGGATAAGCCTAAAACAGAATTAGCATATAGAGTTCCTGCGTCTAAGATTACTAAAAAAAATATGTATGATTTAGGTGAAGAGGAGTTAGAGGGTTTAGACACTACAATTGACTGGAAAAACACAGGAGATAACAGTTATGATGGTGAAAAATTACAACTTCTATTGCACGATGAAAGTGGTAAGTGGGAAAGACCAGATAACATTTTAAACAATTGGCGTGTTACTAAAACTTGTTTACGTTTAGGAAGTAAAATAATTGGAAAGTGTTTAATGGGTTCAACATCCAATGCATTAGATAAAGGAGGGAATAATTTTAAAAAATTATTTGAAGATTCTGATTGCACTAACCGAAATCAAAATGGCCAAACAAAATCAGGTTTATACAAATTATTTGTTCCTATGGAATGGAATTTTGAAGGATACATAGATAAGTTTGGAATGCCAGTTTTTTACACACCTAAAAAATCATGTGTAGGTATCGATGGTGAATCTATTAATGTTGGAGCAATCGATTATTGGCAAAACGAAGTTGATTCTTTATCACAAGATCCTGATGCATTAAATGAATTTTATAGACAATTCCCTCGTACTGAATCTCATGCATTTAGAGATGAAAGTAAACAATCTTTATTTAATCTTACTAAAATATATCAACAAATTGATTATAACGATTCATTAATTAAAGCACATTATGTTACTCAAGGTTCATTTAGATGGCAAGATGGAATTAAAGATTCTAAAGTAATTTGGAGTCCAAATAGAAACGGAAGATTTTTTGTAACTTGGACACCAAGAAAAGGATTGCAAAACAGGGTAATAGAAAAGAATAATACTAAATATCCTGGTAATGAACATGTAGGTTCATTTGGTTGTGATTCTTATGATATATCTGGTGTTGTTGTAGGTAAAGGGTCTAATGGTTCTTTACATGGTATGACTAAATTTAATATGGATGATGCTCCTTCTAATAATTTTTTTTTAGAATACATTGCACGACCACAAACAGCAGAAATATTTTTTGAAGAAGTTTTGATGGCTTGTGTTTTTTATGGAATGCCTATTTTGTGTGAGAATAATAAACCACGTTTATTATATCATTTTAAAAACCGTGGGTATAGAGGATTCTGTCTGAACAGACCAGATAAAAGATATAATAAGTTGTCTAAAACAGAAAAAGAGTTAGGAGGAATACCTAACACATCTGAAGATGTTAAACAGTCTCACGCTTCAGCTATAGAGTCTTATATAGAAAAACATATAGGGTTAGATTTAACTGGAGATTATAGAACAAAAGAAGATATGGGAGAAATGTATTTTGAACGAACATTGTCAGATTGGGCAAGATTTGATATTAGTAATAGAACTAAATTTGATGCATCAATTAGTTCTGGACTTGCTATTATGGCTAATCAAAAACATATGTATACTCCAGTTCAAAAACAATCAAAAATAAGCATTAACTTTGCAAGATATAATAATAAAAGTTCAGTAAGTCAATTACTTAATAGATGAGAGATGTAACAATAAATTTACAGTCTACTGCCTTTCCAGATCAATTTGTTTCGGATGCCACTAAACAAACACTTGAGTATGGTTTACAAATAGGTCAGGCTATACAATACGAGTGGTTTAGAAAAGACAGTAATCAGTGCAGATTCTACAGCCAGTGGCAAGAATTCAACAAACTACGTTTGTATGCACGAGGTGAACAGTCTGTAGCTAAATATAAAAATGAATTAGCTATAGATGGAGATTTAAGTTATTTAAATTTAGATTGGACACCAATAGCTATCATACCTAAATTTGTAGACATTGTAGTAAATGGAATGTCTGACAGATTATTTGATGTTAAAGCATATGCAGAAGATGCATTGTCAGCTGAACGTAGAGGTGAGTTTCAACAATTAGTTCAAGATAATATGATTGCTGCTCCATTGTTTAGGCAAATACAAGAAGACTTTGGGGTTAATGCATTTACAATGCCTGATGAAGAAGTTCCAGAAACGGATGAAGAAATGGCTTTGTATATAAACATGAAGTACAAACCAGCTATTGAGATAGCAGAAGAAGAAGCAATCAACACTTTGTTTGCTCAAAATCATTATAACGATATAAGAAAAAGAGTTGATTATGACATAGCTACAATAGGTGTTGGAGTTACACGTCATCAATTTCAGCTTGGTCAAGGAGTTGTAATTGATTATGTAGACCCAGCAAATGTAGTTTATAGTTACACTGAAGATCCTTATTTTAAAGATTGTTTTTATTGGGGAGAAATTAAAACTGTTCCTTTAACAGAATTAGTTAAGATTGATCCAGACATAACAACTGATGATATGGCTGAAATAAGTCAGTATAGTCAAGCATGGTATGACTACTTTAATGTTGCTCAGTTTTATGAGAACAGTATGTTTTCCAGAGACACGTGTACATTAATGTATTTTAATTATAAAACTACAAATAGTTTTGTATATAAGAAAAAAGAAACACCTGATGGTAATTTTAAAGTTGTAGAAAAAGATGACCAATTCAACCCACCACAAGAAATGATGGATGAGGGGAAGTTTGAAAAAGTTGAAAGAAAAATAGATGTGTGGTATGAAGGTGTAATGGTTATGGGAACTAACATTATGTTAAAGTGGGAGATGGCTAAGAATATGGTAAGACCTAATTCTGCATCTCAATATGCTTTACCTAATTACATCGCATGCGCGCCGCGTGTGTACAAGGGAAATATTGAATCTTTAGTTAGAAGAATGATTCCTTTTGCTGATTTGATTCAAATGACTCATTTAAAAATTCAACAAGTAGTTTCAAGAGTAGTTCCAGATGGTGTATTTATTGATGCTGATGGGTTAAATGAAGTTGACTTAGGAACAGGAAACGCTTATAATCCTGAAGATGCATTAAGGCTTTACTTTCAAACAGGTAGTGTAGTTGGTAGAAGTTTTACTCAAGATGGAGAATTTAATAATGCAAGAGTTCCTATACAGCAGTTGACTGCTTCCAGTGGAGCTAATAAAATGCAAATGCTTATTGGAAACTATAATCATTATTTAGATATGATTAGACAATGCACTGGATTAAACGAAGCTCGAGATGGTAGTACGCCAGATCCAAATTCATTAGTTGGTGTTCAAAAACTTGCAGCTTTAAATTCTAATACAGCTACAAGACATATACTTCAAGCAAGTTTATATATAACTAAAACTTTAGCTGAAGCAATGTCAATTAGAACAGCTGATATTTTAGAGTATTCTGATTTTGCAGATCAATTTGCAATGCAGATTGGAAAATATAATGTAAAATTATTAGAAGATATTAAAAACCTATATCTACATGACTTTGGAATTTTTATTGAATTAGCACCAGATGAAGAGCAAAAAGCAATGTTAGAAGCTAATATACAAATGGCTTTATCAAAACAAGATATAAACTTAGAAGATGCTATTGATGTTAGAGAGTTAAAAAACATTAAAATGGCTAATCAATTGTTGAAGCTAAAAAGAAAACAAAAACAAGAAGCCGAACAAGTGCAAATGCAGCAACAACAGCAAATTAAAGCTCAAATGCAAATTCAAGCTCAGCAAGCTACAGCTCAAATGGAAATGCAAAGAATTCAAATGGAGTCTCAAGCAAAAATGCAATACAGACAAGCAGATATTTCTTTTGAAATAGAAAAGTTAAAAGCAGAGGCAGAATTGAAAAAACAATTAATGGAGACTGAATTTAATTATCAAATGCAGTTAAAAGGAATTGAACAATCTCAATTACAACAAAGAGAAACTGAAAGGGAGGATTCTAAAGACACGAGAACTAAATTACAAGCATCTCAACAGTCAGCAATGATTGAACAGAGAAAAAGAAATTTACCTTCAATAAACTTTGAATCAAACGAAGATAGTTTAGATGGGTTTGATTTAGCTGAGTTTGACCCAAGATAGTCTGAAAAATTAAATAAATAAATATTAACTTTACACAAAATTAAATCAAATGGACATTAAAGTAAAAAATGTTGAGTTTAAAGAAGAAAAATCAACTCAAGAAATAGAATCAGATCTATTAAAAAAACATGAGGAAAAGTTTGAAGACTCTCCTCAAGACAAAGAACAACCTGTTGAAAAAATAGAAGTAGTTGAAAACCAAGAGGTTGTAAAAGAAGAAACTCCATCGTCAGAGTTAAATGACGAAGATGTTCTTTCTTATATTAAAAATAGGTATGACAAGGACATATCTTCTGTAGATGAATTGTTTGCGCAAACAAAAGACAATGACGATTTACCAGAAGATGTATCTGCATATTTTAAATACAAAAAAGAAACAGGTCGTGGCATAGAGGATTTTGTTAGTCTGCAAAAAGACTATGAATCTATGGAAGACGATCAGTTGTTGGCTAATTACTATAAGTCTACCGAAGATGGTTTAGACTCTATGGATATTCAAGATTTAATTGAAGATAAATTTTCTTATGACGAAGATTTAGATGAGGTTAAAGATGTGAAGAAAGCAAAATTAGCTAAAAAAAGAGAACTTGCGAAAGCGAAGAAGTTTTTAAATGAACAAAAAGATAAATATAAAATCCCTCTTGAGTCAAGTGGGGGTGGATTATCAGAAGATCAGGAGAAAAATCTTAATGCTTATAAAAGTTATAAAGACGAATCAGAAACTGTTAAAGAGTTATCTGCTAAAAGGTATGATTGGTTTCTTGAGAAAACTAATGAAGTTTTCAACGATGAGTTCAAAGGTTTTGAGTTCAACGTAGGAGAAAAAGATTTTACATTTAAGCCAGGTGATGCAAGCGAATTAAAAAGTGTTCAAAAAGACGTTCAGAATTGGGTAAATAAATTTACTGATGATAAAGGTTTTATAAAGGATGCAAAGGGTTATCATCGCTCATTAGCGATGGCTATGAATCCAAATAAGTTTGCGCAATTCTTTTACGAACAAGGTGTAGCTAATACTGTTGATGATGTGGCTAAAAAGTCTAAAAACATAGATATGGAAGTAAGACAAACAAACACATCGTATAATAAGGACGGGCTAAAAATCAGAAGCGTAGGAGATACAAGTAGTGGAAGAGGACTCAAAATAAGAAGTATTAAAAAATTATAAACTAAAAAAATTAAAAAATTATGTCAGTACAAGCAGCCCCAGGCTTTCAATTGCAGCCAAGTGCGCAAAAACAAGCCTTACAATCAAACTACATAACTGATTTCAATTTTTTGAATCAGTATCTTCCTGATACTTATGAAAAAGAATTTGAGCGTTATGGAAATAGAACAATTGCATCCTTCCTAAGAATGGTTGGTGCAGAAATGCCTACAAATTCAGACATGATAAAATGGGCTGAACAAGGTAGACTTCATATTAAATACACAAACGTAACAAATAATGGTACAGCGGGTGTTAACACACAAGCTAACTTTACTATCAATGACGTTTTCAATCCTTTACTGGTAACAGGAGCTACAACTCCAGCAGTAAGAGTTGGACAAACGCTTATGATATCTGACAATACACCTGGATCAACACTTACTAATAAAGGTGTTGTAACAGCTGTACAAGTTGGTGGAGTAGCTAATGTTGTTACTATTGCTTTTTATGAAGCAACACAATTAATTCCTGCAACAGCTTGCACGATGTTTATTTATGGATCTGAATTCAAAAAAGGAGCTGCTGGAATGGATGGTTCTTTAGAGTCTGATGATTTATTCTTCAACAACAAACCAATTATCCTAAAAGACACTTACAATGTAAATGGTTCTGATATGGCACAAATTGGATGGGTTGAAGTAACATCTGAAAATGGAGCAAGTGGATACCTTTGGTATTTAAAGTCTGAGCATGACACAAGATTACGTTTTGAAGATTACTTAGAAACAGCAATGATTGAAGCAGTACCTGCGGTAAATGGTTCAGGTGCAGAAACTGCATTAACAACTGCTGCTGTAGCGGGAACAGGTGAAGTAAATGCTGGTTCTGAAGGAATTTTCTTTGTAGTTAATAACAGAGGAAATGTATGGGGAGGTGGAAATCCAACTACTCTTGCAGGATTCGATTCAGTTATTCAAAGACTTGATAAGCAAGGAGCTATAGAGGAAAATGTAATATTTGTAAACAGACAATTCTCATTTGATATTGACGATATGTTAGCAGCACAAAACTCTTACGGAGCGGGTGGTACTTCATATGGTTTATTTGACAATGATAAAGACATGGCTTTAAATCTTGGATTTACAGGATTTAGAAGAGGTTATGACTTTTACAAGTCTGATTGGAAATACTTAAACGATCCTACTATGAGAGGTGGTATTGCTGCTGGATCTGTAAACGGACTTTTAGTTCCTGCAGGTTCTACATCAGTATATGACCAAATCTTAGGTAAGAACGCTAAGAGACCTTTCTTACATGTAAGATACAGAGCATCTGAAACTGAAGACAGAAGATATAAAACTTGGATTACTGGTTCTGCTGGTGGTGCAAGAACATCTGATGTTGATGAGATGCAAGTAAACTTCTTGTCAGAAAGAGCTGTATGTACTTTAGGTGCAAACAATTTCTTCTTATTCCAACAATAAGAGCAACAACAATAATAGGGGAGGATTTATCCTCCCCTTTTATTTTTTTTAAATTAAATTAAATTATATTATTATGAAAAAACAAAATAAGTACGTAAGTAAAAATTACAGATTAAAAAACGATAGACAACCTTTATCGTACATG